TTTCCGCCTGTTCGCTCAAATTCCGCAGTTACCGCCGTGCTTTTAGTTAACGCTATATCTCCAGTGCCGGTTATATCGCCACTAACATCAAGGGTGCCTGTGATGTCAGTATCACCAGCGTCAAGTGTGCCAGTAGTCGATAGGTTCTCGTTGCCGAAGGTAATAGCGCCCGATGAATCAGTGATTGAACCACTACGGATAGTCAGCGTTCCTGCCGTCAGCGTATCGAACCAGCCTTTGAGCCATCTAACAGCGTTCGAGCCTATTGAGTCGGTTGAGTCTGTGTCGCTGAGAATGTCACCGCCAGCAGTAATCCCACTGTCTTTAAGCACGACACCGTCAATCGTCACGCCACTAGCGGCAGTAGTCTCATTGATCGTGTTCGTCTCAAGTACAGATCCTGACAAAGCCCTGAAGATGTTAGCCAATAGGAGGAAATCAGCAGCACCAGCAATGGTTATTCCAACCTGGTCGTCAGTTCCAAGGTCTAAAAGCGTATCGCCATCCGTATCGAGAATGATGTTATTGCCGTTATGGTCAATAATCCCCGTTAATACCGTCTGACCATCCTTATCCACTGAATTCGTCATTTCAGAGGCAATGTCAGACATTGTATTATTGTGCGTTGTCGAGCTAATTGTGGTTCCAGTTACAACAGGCTGGCCTGCTGGTAACGAGTATGAACCTGAACCGTTGCGCGGCATTGACTACTCCCTTTATCCGTTTATAATACTAGCAACTTCTAAGGAGTCACTACTATGCCATTTAAAAATCCCCACCCGCTTTATAATGTCTGGATGAGCATGAAAGACCGATGCCATAACCCCAAGTTTAAGCAATTTAAAGATTACGGGGGTAGAGGAATATCCATCTGCGAACAATGGCTTATTCCCAAGCAGGGTTTTAAAAACTTTATTTCCGATATGGGCGACAGGCCCACAGGATACACTCTTGATAGAATTAATAATAACTCTGGATACTCTCCTGAAAACTGCCGATGGGCCAGTAGGAAACAGCAGCAGAGGAATCAAACGATAACCAGAAAGGTGACTATTGATGGAACCGAGTATATTGCCGCCGATCTTGCCGATCTTGCCGATCTGAAGACTGACACCATTGTTGATCGAGCTAACCGTGGACTTTCTTATGACGACGTTATCTACAAAGGCAAGCACCACAATCTTAAAGGACTGGAAATAGGCTGGAAATATGGCAGGGGCGGAATTCCTGATTAGCGTCCCACTACAGTTGCGTGGCATTTGCTTCTCCTGTTGTCGTTGCGCCAATTACCGCGCTTATATTGGGGGCTTTTTCAGCAATGAGCTTTAGAACCTTGCTCCTGTTTTCAGGAGGTAGTGAGTCGATCAAGTCAGCCAATTCACCAAACCCGTTGCCCGAATCGGCAAACATTAGCTCACCAATTTTATCCATAACCTTTGCTTGTTTTGTCTCACCTAATCCGCGAAGAACATTGTTAGTAATCATTACTTCGCGCCATAAAGCATTCGGCAATTGGGCGCTTTCCATATCAATATTTGGCCTGCCGCCCCGCTTCGACAATGTATCGTAATTTTTAGACCTCAACAAATCAGAACGCAAGTCCTTCAAATCGAGCATATCATTCTCAGGAATAATTTCTGAAACCTGCCTGGTACTGTCGCCCGTAGCTCTTTTGACCGTACTTTGATCCCTGAGAGACTTAGATAATGCAGTTGATCGTTCGGCAGCACCTTGAATCATATCTGAGCCTTCAGGATACAACGTGCTTCGTATTTGTTGCCCAACCTGTAACTTCTCAATTGGTCGAGATAATTCAGAATAAGCCTTCAAATAAGCCTTCCAGCCGCCGCCTGATGCAGATTCCATAGCATCATCAATGGCTTTTTGGGCATCCCTGACAAGGGCAGCTTGATATTGACTAGCGCCATCTTTGCCAAATAACCGTTCGGCAGTTTGCTCAAGGTCTAACTTCCTCATTCGGTATAAGCGAACAGGATCTATAAGGCCATCCTCAGCTTCAGACTCAATCCCTTTCATTATCTTCTTAATGATCGTTTTCGCAGCACCGGCAGTTTCAGGGTTATCGACAACTAATTGGAGCCTCTTATTCACAGAGCCTACTGTTAGAGGCTTGATGCCATAAGCATCCATCGAGCTTACCAATGCTTTGGCCTGCTCCAGATCAAACTTCTTAGCTTTTTCTATGAACTTTGCGTCATTAACGAATTCATCAGCCGTTTCAATCATGTTTCGGTGCGGCGTGTATTTGGCCGGTATCTTAGCGCCCCATACAGTGCTTTGATTCTTACTACCCGCTATAGCCTTAGAAACCTCATCCTCAATTCCAGAGCGAAGCCTTACAGCATCAGCAACAGAGCGAACCCCGCCATCAGGACTAGCGCCGCCTGAAAGCCTGCCAACTCGACCTGCTGCGCCTAAATATTCATCAGTGTTAGAGGCGGCATTTTCATAGGCATTCTCTCGAAGAATGTCCGACACGACCTTTCGTTTTGTCTTGGCATTGCTCAGATCGTCAGCATTACCAGCAATCCTATCCAAAATAGCCTGCCTAGATTCAGCTTGAGCCTCTCTTACAGCGAAAGTCTGGTTAGGTCTTCGTTCCTCGGCAGTCCTAGCAATAGCCGAAAACTCTGGAAGCCTAACATCAGAAGCCACTTCTCCAGCAGTACCTTGAGAAACAGGGCTTTTGTTGTCCCTTAACGCCGCGCTCAATTCCCCGCGCCGTGATTCTGGAACAGATCCTCGCAGTATTTTGGAAATACTCTTGTTTGTACTTTCAAATATAGGCCCAAACTTATCTGCTAGAGGTTTTACCACAGATCCATAAGTGCCCTTTACGGCATTTGTAGCGCCAGGTATCAACCCGCCTAAAAAAGCGCCAGTTTTCGTATTTTCTATACTCTTGTCCCAATAGTCACCTTCGCCAACAGGAGTAATAGCGCCAAACCCTGCGCCAGTGACAATACCGCGCCCAAGTTGCTGTGCAAAACCAGTGCCTAACTGAATTCCCTTACCTGCAACGCCGCCTCCCGCAACATTGCCGCCCATGCGCCACAGATCCATGCCTTCATCGCCGTACTGCTTGCGCCCTTCATTCATTATTTCATCGCGTCTTTTCATAAACGAATTCATGGTGTCTTCGCCAACGCCTGTCTTATTGGCAATAAACTGTGTAGCACCTAATGGTAAGTCAGCAACGCCTTGAACTGCCCTATAAACAGGGTTTCCAGCAATAGCGTCTACTAGGTTAGGTTCTTTATACTCGGAAACGGACTTATCTTGATCTAGGCTCTGAGAAGATTTTGCCTGCCTAGCAAGTGCAACCAAGTCCCTGGCATCTTCTTCCTCGCCAGCCTCATCAGCTTTATTAGCCATTTCCATGTATTTTTCATAGCTGCTCATTAATACTTAGCCTCTAGTTCAGCCGTCCTCTCAACCGAGACTTTACTCTGCTCATATTGCGACCAAAGAGCTTCCACAACATCTAGTGCAGCCTCTCTTTGTGATAGTGGAACACTGGCATCGCCTATCTGACCGGCCATTTCGACATACATCTTTCTGTCAGCATCGGATTGCGGGCCTTCCATTCTTGGCATTTTAGCTGTCAACGCACCGCCAACCGCTTTCATCTCAGCAGCCTTATCAGCACCGTCAGGAGAGTAGCCAAAGAATCCGCCCACAGAGTCAGCCATAGCGCCAACGCCACTTGCCGTAGGAGCCTGATCGCCCGTTAGGATCGCTCTGCCATTAGCTATGATTTCACTAATGCCCTGCATCCCATAATTCCGCTTGCCTGTAGCTGCGCCTTGGGCCTTTGTTTCAGATATTTCCCCTTGAAGTGCCGCAGAATACTGAGCCGCAAGTCTAGGATCTCCATCCTCATCAACCATTGGAATCCATTGACCATCAACGTACTGCATATAACCTTTATCTGTAGCTATTGGCCGTGGGGTTGACCTAAAACCGCTCCCTTTATTCTTAACGCCTTGCAATTCTAATGCGTTTTTATGATCTCTTGCGGCATCAGATTCAGAGAACCCACGCGCTCTATCACTAGAGGCATTATTGAGAACTTGCTGCATCTTGAGTTTCTGAGCCATAGGAGAAGAGTACTTCCTGTCACCCAAGGCAGGAGTTGATACAGCGTTTTCTTGAGCACCAGCAAGCATAGCGGGGTCTACCGCTTCGCCACCGGACATTCTTGATCCCAAATCTTGGCCAATTCCAGATACAGCACTTGAATAAGGGTCTATGCCCTGACCGCCACTTTGACTTGGATCTGCCTTGGGTTGAGGTGCACCGCCTTGAAATACTCCCATTGAGCCAAAGTCCTGAGCTTTACTAGCGCCCGGATTCGATATACCAGAAACCAAGTCAGCCATTTCAGTGCCTTGGATTTCAGTATTACGGGCAATCTGCTCTTCCTGCTCACGACCCATTTGACCTGCTTGGTACTGTCTCAACATGTGAGCTAGACCCCTGCCCCAATCCGTCTTCTTGCCCGTATCGTTCATGGGCGTTTGACGGAGTTGATTCATCAAGGCCTTGCGTCGATCAAGTGAAGACTGTGGTGTGTATCCTGTTGGCATTAGATCGCCTCCAATAACTCATCATATTTAATATGGAGATAACCAGATTTCTCAATAACGAACTGAGGAAATAGCTTCTGAACTTGCTGCGCAATAAAGCCTTTGCTCTTGCCTTTAAGCCCAAGTTTTCCATTCCAATCCCACTCAAAGACCTTCAGAGGGCCAAGTTCACCAATTTCGACTAAGTTATCTTTCAGTCGAATGTCACTAGGTGTCCCGAATGCGCCAGCAGCACCAGCTTGTAGGGCGGTTGTAGCGCCGCCTGTCATCCCGCCTAGAGCAGCGCCGCCAAGACTAAACAACCCACCCAATACGTCAGGGGAGTTAGCGTAAGAGGCTTGGTCAAAGTTACCTTGGGCTACAGCAGCATCAAACAGTGGAGGAGGAGCTACGTTAGCGCCTGTATACTGTTGAAACTGAGGTAATGAAGCCTGTGAGCCACTTCTAAGGGCGTTTATCTCGTTCAATGGCAGACTTCTAAGGTAAGCCTGCTCCTGAATCTCTTGCTGACGCTGTTGAGCAGTCGCTTGATTCTGAGCAGCACTGTTAGAAAACTGTCTCTGAGCTTCAGATTGATCGAATCCAGCAGTTGCAGCACGTTCGCCAAACTGCTGGCTACGCATTGCGTTATTAACTTGAGCTTGAATCTGTTGCTCACTAAGCCCCTGCGCTCGTAGACCTTGAGCAAACTGAGCCATACGCTCTTGCTCGTTGAACTGTTGGGTACGGTTTCTGACCGCGTTGTCAGCCATAGACTGATCTTCAGATAACTGCATAGAACGCTGTTTATTCTGCATTTCAGCCTGAATCTGTTGCTCATTAAGACCTTGAGCGCGTAATTGCTGTTGAAACTGGGCCAAAGACTCTTGCTCACCAAATTCACGAACACGCTGGCCTTCATTAAAGTTGGCAATTTGCCCTCTTTCGGCCATTTGCTGCGCCCTTTGAGATTGAGCATCATTAGAAACTGCCTGTCTCTGAGCGAAATCCTGCTGGTTACTCTGCAAATCAAAGTTCGAGACATTCTGACGCTGATTGAAATCCTGCTGATTCTGGTTCTGAGAGAATTGCGATACAGCCTGTTTCTGACCAAACTGCTGATCCTGACGCCTCATATCAAAGTTCGACATATCCTGACGTTCAGAAAACTGCTGACTACGGTTCATATCATTAACTTGAGCCTGAACCTGCTGTTCATCCATGCCCTGCGCTCTCAATTGTTGAGCAAACTGAGCCGATGCCTGCGCTTGACCAAAATCTTGATCACGCATTCCACTTTCCATATTGAACAATCTTTGCTGTTCCTGACCCGCTTGAGCCATTGCAGCCAACTTATAATCGTTCATTTCTTGGTCGATCTCGCGCATTCGCTCACGATAACCTTCGCTACCTGGCACAAATCCTCTTGAAATAAGGTCTGATTCGGCCTGCTCACGCTGTTGATCGAACTGGCCTTGTCTACGCTGAACTAGAGAGTCATAAACACGATCATTACCACCGACTGTTCCGGTTGTTTCTCGCTGATCCATATAAGACCGAGCGTTTGAATTCAACTCACCGTTAGCACTGAGTTCATTGCGGTTGATTCCAGACTGCTGAGGAAGCCCGTTTTGATCCAATCCACGGACATTCTGCATCCCATTTCTATCAAGACCTTGAACGCTACCCTCCTGAGACAATCCGTTTATATTAGGCTGTCCATTTCGGTTTAGAGACTCATAATTTCTAGTCCCATCAGTATTCAGCGAGCCACCTTGATTCATTCCAGAAGTATCAATATTGCCCTGATCGGCTAATTGACTCGTATCAATGTTCCCGTATTGCCCGTATCCAGAAGTATCAATACCCTGTAGCTCGGTCAATCCAGAAGTATCAATATTGCCCTGATCGGCTAATTGACTCGTATCAATGTTCCCGTATTGCCCGTATCCAGAAGTATCAATACCCTGTAGCTCGGTCAATCCAGAAGTATCAATATTGCCCTGCGGGGATAACTGACCAATATCAACACCTGACATTTCCTGCAAGCCGTTGGAGTTCAGAGTAGGGATTCCAGCACCGCCCCGACCCTCAGTTTTGCCGTATTGTTGGTAATGTTGGTAAGGATCAACGCCAGCAGCAGCAACATCGGGGTTTTCAGCCAAATATCTCTGAGCATTAAAGCCGTTTCCAGTATCAATATCGGAAATTTCTGTGATATTGCTCATATCAAATGGCGTATCCATCATGTTATTCACACGACCTAGACCACCTTGGGCGGTATCCAGTAATGAGAGTTGCAGAAGGTCATTCTTATCCATCTTGGCCTGTTCAGTAGGCGATAGATGCTGATTAACCGTTGCTTGGGGTATTCCTGCAAGTGCAGGAGGTATTCCGTTCCCGCCAGCAGCAGAATTATATGCCTGAGTTGGGTCAAATGTAGTTCCGTCTGGATTTTGCAATGTCCCAGTAGCAGGATTCCATTGCGCTCCCTGTAAGGGGTCTAGTCCTGACTGTGGGTTTTGATTAGCATTGCCCGTATTATTAAATCCAGAATTCTGAGTAGTCTGAGCGCCACCTTGAGGCCCTGAGCCTTGAGTGGAGGCAGTTGCATCGTTCTGCTGCCAATCACCAGGGCCACCACCAGTAGGCGAGTAAAGACCGCCCGCTAAAGGCTGGTTTTGCCAAGGAGTCGAAGTTGAACCTGGTTGCCCCTGATTAGCCGGCCCCCAAGTGGTTGTTTGGGAGCCTGTTGGCGTATAGATGTTAGGGTTGCTTAATACAGTCGTCTGATAGGCTGCATCTTTATTCGCTTCACCCTGCGCTCTTGCTTGAGCCGCATAATCAGGTGGTGGCGGTGCGCTGTCGCCTGTTCCGAGAAATCCCATTAGTGATATACCTACAGTTTTCTTTTAGTAAAATGTTGATTTCAACATCAACGCCTACTTTATAACCATTCGGAATAACACCAACACGTTTAAATCCAAGATCAGTAACGAATCGTTTGAGTTGGTTGTTGTCTGACTTTGGAGTTGCAATAACAAGTCCTCGGTCAGCCTCGCAAAATATAAAGTTAAAAATTTCCTCTAAATAACCATGCTTGAAAGCCCACTTATCCGGTACTTTCATGTGTATTTCACACGCATTCTCAGTCCAATTGTCTAAAACACAAACACCGGACACTTTACCGTCCTTTATCGCCGTAACTCCACAACAACCTTTAGGGTCAAAAGGTATGCCTGCAAGTTCAGCATATTCTTCGGTCGTGGCTACAAATTGGTACTTATCCAATGACCCCGCCATTCTCGTATAATATATCGCTTGAAGTGTATCTGCAATCTAGGCCGTTTGTAAGGCTGATCATCCTCAAACTAAGTGCAGTACCTACGGCACCAACTGTCTGCCAATCATTGAAGGCACTAACATCGCCGCCCCATATCCCGCCATCCCATGAGGATGAGTCCCAAGTACCAGAAGATTGTGGAGTAAAGCTCAAAGAGGTATCAGGTGATTGCTCACCGAAATCAATAGCAAACGCCACTGAAACACTCGGAACACCATTAGCCAAGAAGTTCGGCCGCATCGCTTTAAGTTGCTTTAAACGCCCTCTCTGACCAAGATATGAGAACGCCTGCTTCATATTAGTCCTAATATCCTCGCCATTATCAGCGAAAACAGCACCAAACTTACCGACAGTCGTCGCGCCACCAAAGTACAGATCCTCGTTAAAGACCGCCCAACAGTTAGCTTCTACGCCAGTGAAACGCCACCATGATGAAGTCGTAGTATTCATTACGTACTGTTGCTGTTCAGAGCCTTCGACTACAGGAACGTTCAAAAATAACTGATTGCCACCAGGGAAGTAGGACATAGACCAGCCATAATTGGCCTTATATTGCTCTGCCGAAGTCCTCATCGACTGTTCAATGTTGTAGGTCAGAGAAACGCTCTCATCTACAGCCTTCTCATCATTGGATGAAATTAACGCCCTAGATAGAGGAAATAGCCCTGCCACCGTCAGAATAAGTAGATCACCTCCTTTCTTGATTAAACATCTGCGTCCAATAGGCTCTCCAACGTTCCACACGCCCTCTAAGGCCCATGAGGATGAAGATGATGGATTAGTCCCCCTAAACACCGCAATCTGCCCCTCAGAGGATATAACGACCAATTTATCGTCTATACCGTCACCACCGTCGAGCGTCCAACTACCGCCAGCGACAATATACCCGCCACGATCAAAGTAACCGTCAAGTCGGGTTCTGTTTGTAGCACCACCAACTGAGTCAACAGGGAGGTAATAGAGCGAAAGCGAGTTATTCAGAATCAGGTACATTCGACGCTTAAATACAAAGGAATTGACAATATCAGTCGTCGTCACGCCCGTAATAGCAGGGGAAGAACCACCTGTAATAGTTGTCCACGTGGAACCATTCCAGTATCTAGGTGAGTCAGCACCGTTAAAACACGTTAAATAGGAGGTTCCAGCAGAGTTTGTGAAATTATCGTACTGCCATCGAGCGTTAGAAAGACTGCCCTGAACCGCCGATCCTATAGCGCCCGCTGAAGTAACGTCATAAAACGAATCACCCGCAGCAGCAAAGAGTGTTTGGGTACTATCCTGCGAGTTATAAGGCATTAGCGTTTCAATTGCCGCACCAGCACCCGTCACATGGTCTGCAAATCCTCTGCGAACCCGAATATCCGTTGTTTCACCAAACCAATTATCAGTCGAAGCAGCATATAATTCGTTCATATCTGCCAGGTTATCCCGCGTATTCCAACCACCCGTAGGAGCAGGAAGGGAAGCTGCTGTCGAAACCTGTCTACCTCGACCTTTCTTCCTAAATGCAGGCTGTCTCACGAGCCATAACCTGTAATTGGAACAATAATGCCCGCTTGACGATAATCTCTATCCCTAGACTCAAGGCTCAATGTCTCATTACCACCATCCCGAGCCATAGCATCAGTCACTCTACGCTCATAAGTCGCAAAGTCCTCTGCATACTCAAGACCTTTGGCTTTCAACCATCTCCAGCGAATACCCAAAGTCATTAGAGATTCATTTAAAAGACCTTCATCCGTATCAGCAGCCCACGCTTGTTGAGCAGTACCACCGGAGGATTCGCAAAAACTGGTTGAATAGTAGCCAAAAGCCGCTGTATCGGCAGATGTTGGGACAGGATCGAGAATGAGATTCTTGCCGCGCAGCATCCATTGTTGATATGGGCCGGTAACAGGGAATGCTTGAAGTGTTTGATATGATCTTGAATTTAGCGGGCCAATGATAGGCAGGCTAGTGGTACGGTTCCACATCGTTTGATCAGTGATGTAGTCATAATCCCCGTCGGAGATAACCGTACCGTTTAGAGCGCCTTGGGACGCAGCCAAAGTAATGGTGAAGGTGTTATTTCTAACAAGGGCCGACCACTGAAACCTAGCCCTTAAATCTTCACCTTCCTCTTGTGCCAGCGCCAGAAGTTGAGCGACTTGCGAATCACTATTGCCTATGACGTTCGTAGGCGTTGATATACCTATCCTAGCCGTTACCTTCTGAATCATTCCCAGTAGTGCCATTACCTTCTATCCCTTTAGGTGGTCTGCCGCGTTTCTTGGGGGTATTTTCGGCTCTTTCTTGCAAATCAGCAAGTTTTTGCTCGACAGCAGACATTTTAGACTCGCCTTCCTCTCTCAATAGAGCGTTTTCAGCCCTAAGAGCGACAACTTCAGCATTTTCCTGAGTAGAAGACTTGAGATAATTGATCGCTTTCTTCTTAATCTCACGAGCGCCCATGCCTAGAGCATCCATTGTTTCTTCGTTCATTTCAGCCGCTAACTCAATCGAGACAACGCCCAAATCAACCATATTCTTCTGTTGAGCCATGTTTACCATGTTCCAACTAATGACCGGAGTACCGTCGATAGGGTCAGAATGCTTCTCTTTCCAGCGAGTGTAAGCCGCGTGGCAAGCATCAGAATAACGTTGAGAGATATGACCGTGATGCAGACGCTCTTTGATCTTATCGAACCAGGGCGTATACGGGACGTTGAAGAAGTATGACTCCTCATAACGTTCGTCAATTTCTTCCTCAATCTCACGAACCTGACCTTCAACTTCGCGTGTTCGGTAGACTTTCTTCTTACGGGTCTTCTCAATGAGCTTTTCTTCTACCCGCCAGCCTTCAACAATATCAGGCGTTTCGCACTTGGTATCGCCAATAGCGCGGATAAACACCTTCACTTGAGGCAAATAGACCGTTCTACCCTGCTTTTCAGTCGCATTTGTATCAACAACTGTATCCTCAACAAACCTCAATAGGGGTGGATCGTCCTCTTGAAGCCCTTTACCGCCATTACGCGCAATCTGCTCTGCTGTTGTAGCGTCGATCTGAGGTGTGTCCATCATGCTCATAGAATGGTTCCTATTAGTGTGTAATAAAAAGTCACTTTATACTTTCATGGGGCGAAAAAATAGCCCCTCAGACCATCATCCAAGGAGCCATATTTTCCTAACTGATATTAGAAGGCAAAAGCAGCCATACATTTATCAGTAGAGTCATCAATCGCATAAGCGCAGACAGGATCATCAGCAGCAGTAGCGAGAGTTAGAGTCATATCCGTGGTAGACAAGAACAGCGCATCACCATCAGCAGGCGTATCCGCTAGATCCTGATTTGCTGTAAATGGGCCGCGAATCTGCACCCAACAGAAGTAAGAGGTCGCTAGAACACCAGCAACATCAGCGAGTAACACGCCAGCACCAACAGGCTTAGTAGCCGCATCAGTATTGTCAGTTACAACAGTGTTGCTCTCGGTAGCACTAGGAGATCCTAGATACCCAACAACGTCACCAGCTTCACCGGCAACAGTTGCAGTCTCATTACGAACTTTCACGTACTTGTAAACTTTACCGTCATAGTGCTGATCAATAAGACCTTCAGCGAACTGAGCCGTGGAATCAACGCTAGTCAGTTGTACACCAATTAATCCACTCATAACTATCTCCTTATGCTTTCAGCACGCCTTGAAGTGAACGGTTAGAACAACACATGTTACCCATCCAAATAATTGGGATAACAACCGCGTCCTGATTGATTGCTCGTTGCTCATCAACTTCAGTCATGTTGGCATCAGTGTGACAAACGAGCTTGAGGTAATCTGTGTTCAAGGCATAACCATGAGCAGAAGAAATACCGGAACCACCGTCAAATACTACGTCAGCAGTCTTATACTTCAGTGAAACAAAACCAGCACTGGCAGAATCCGCAGATCGGTCAGTATCGGAAGTGTAACGCTTTAGAGACACCTGAGAGCCTTCAAAGAAGGTGTAGTAGTCGTTAGACATAACAAGCAAATCAGGCTTGTCCACGCCGCGAACCAGTTGGAGCCAAAGTTGTTGCAAGAATGGCTGTTCAAAGGTTGTTGTAGAAAGAGTAATTGCGCTACCAGAAATCGGTGCAGCAGCAGACTGAACTACAGCTTGCCAGAACGTGTAAGTATCGCCATCAATGCCACCAAGCGTGCCACCAGCAGTATCAGGGATAATGGACTGAAGCCCGTTAATCTGATTTGAAGCAGATCCATCAGAATAAATATCTGTAGACATGCTGTTTGCGTAGGTTCGCATGGCGTTCTTTAAACGAGACTTAGCCAGGTTGGTAATTTGAGAATCACCAGAGTTAATTCGCAGTTCTCGACCAGAAGCCGTGATATGGACCGCAGATTGCTTCCAGTTGTATTCAGCAGCAGAAAGAACATCAGATGCAGAAATATCCAGAGAGTCATAACCTGAATAACGCTGGTACGTGCCATTCTCGGCATAGTCCAGTTCTTCAACGATTGAAAGACCGCCATCAACTTTCTCAGTTCGGCCCTTCGTCTTCATTCTGCCTAACAGAGCATTGTTGTTGCTCACGTTATCGGCAAAACTGCCTTGGTGCTTACGGAACGTAGTGGTGACTAGCTCCGAAAACGTACTATTTGGGGAAGTCATAAATACCTCACAAGATCATTTAATTGTTTCGAGACTTAATTTTTCTCATAGTCTCAGCCATTGTATCTTCAACGCTTCCTGTGGGTTCTGGCTGTTCGGCAGCATGAGAAGATTTTTTACGAATATTGGCTTGTGAAGCCTTCTTCGCTTTCTCCGTATGCGCCTTAGCTTGCGATTGGGACGAGGTTTGTTGTTCTACAAACGGTCGAGTCTCATCACTAGCCCATAATGCGTTATTGTAAGCGTCCTCCAAACCTAGACTTGGATTAGCTTCAATCATTGCAGCCATCAAGGGCCGCACGTTCTCAAAGTAGGGATGAACTAACGTCCCGTCTTCGTTTTGAGCGTTCTGAAAACTACTTACCTGTTGGGTAACTTCGTAATCCTGACGCTTCTGTTCGCTTTCCTGTCGATCCTGTTGAAGTAAAGTTCTTACCTCATCAGCACTCATACCTTGCGGCTGTTGTTGCTGCGGAATCGCTCCTTGAGTCAAATATGCCCGAAGATCATTAATAAAGCCATAGTCATTGGCTAATCTAGCCACCATCTGTACTTTTTGGCTAGGCTGACCATGCCTGACGATGTATGCAGATTGCAGCATAGCGCCTACAACCTCTTTCGTCGAGCTATTCTCGCCCCTAATCATCTGCTCATAAGGCTTGGTAACAGCCTCAATCTCGTTGAATTCGTCTACTTTCTGCTTATATTGAGAAAACCCGTTAGATACGTCTAATTCACGTTTTCTAATCTCAGCCCTGACTTCGGGATCGAGAGCGCCCCATTTGGATTTTGCGGCCGCACGCCAGGTTGAAGGAGGATTGGCAATGGAGGGATCTTCAAATACAGGTTCTTCTTCAACTTCCTCGACAGGAGTTTCTGATACAGGTTCTTCAACAGGAGCTTCTACCTCAGCAACAGGCTCATCTACGACTTCACCAACGATTTCTTCTTCGACTTCTTCTTCAGCACGACCTTTAATGTCGGCTAGGGTTTCTTCCATTGATTCGTCGAGACTTTGTTCTGGCATAGGTGTACTCCGCTGTTAGAACGTCCAAGATATTTTGGCATCGCCGTTTTTATCTTGTTCTGATGGTGGATTATTGCCGTATTTAATATCATTTAATGTCTCGGGTAAAGATTTGTCGATTGCCTCCATTAGCTTCTTTTCTTCGTGGGCTTTGTAATTGTCTGCTTCTTGCTGTTCAGTCTTACGACCTTCATAGACTCTTGAGCCAGTGGAGTGAAGATCATACCTGTGAGCGCGTCTACCAGAGACTAGCTTGCCGGTAACGTCAGAAACGTATTCAACAGTGGTATCGCGCTGTATAAAGGCTGTTTTGACCGTTTCTCGGGGCAACATATCGTACTGCGCCCACATAAAGTCAGGCACTAACTTCCCGCTCTTGGGGTCTTGTTTGTACCGAACTGCTTGGGTTTCAGAGTCTAGGTCTTCGTTCTCACCCCGTTTACCGAATGCAGCCTCCCATTTAGATGCTTCATCAGCTAGAGAGATTGCCCTTGGCCTGCGCCCTGAACCCTTGCTCATTTATCACCGCCTTTATGAATATGTACCTCAAAGAACCCGTCTTCAGCCGTATGCTCAACAGACTTGAGTTTAGGATGCGTGAACTGAGCCATACGCTCCCATTCCTTGTTAGCTTCGATCAAGGCAGATAAGTCGGAATCAGCAGCACCATCTTCAATACGCTTCATTATCGCCGCTTGTAGTCGAGCAGCGTTCTCGGCAATCTGAATGATCGGGTCAAAGTCCTCGCCATACATAGACTTCAAGCGGGTTAATAGAAACTTCTCATTACGCTTACTTGCCAACTTGATTCTCCTTAACCGCTAAAGATCGCATCTCAAACTGGTGCTTTTCACGATCCTGAACCATTTTCATCTCGATTTCTTTAATCTTAGCCTGATGAGCCATCTGGTCTTGCTGCCCCTGCATCTGCATTTTTTGCATTTCAGACTGCATGTGCTGCTGCTGTTGCTGACCCTTCATTTCAAGTTCCTGCATCCTAGACTGCATTTCAGCCTGAGATTTCTGAATTTCCATCTGTTGAGCTTGCTGTTCGGCCTGTTTCGCCCCTGCATCTTCATCAGGAGTTTCTTCAATAGGCTGATCAATAGCTTCTTCTACCTCACGGCCTAACTTAAAGCGCCTGAGCATGGAGACTAATAGTTGTTTTGCCGCATCTTTGGACAAAATACCCGATTCCAGTAATGGGCCTACATTGGCTCCAAACTGCGAAATACCCTGAAGCATAGACGATAGGGCTTGTTGGTCAGCAGATTGATCAGCTTCAATCGTTGAATCAGTCTCAATGTCGATCAGATAATTGCGAAGTAGCTCATTCTCCATCAACTGCTTAACTTTCTCCCACGTAACAGCGTTAACCAGTTCTTCAGGTGGCTGTTGTGGTTGCGGAGGTTGTTGACCAGGTTGAGGTGGTTGCTGTTGTGCGGCTTGCATCTGTTGTTGTTGCTGCATCTGAAACTGCTGGATCTGCATCATCTTTTCTTCTTCAGTCATTAATTCAACTGAAGTCATGCCTTTCAGAGTTTCAATCGAGAACTTCTCTGCAATTAGCTCGCAAGTCATTCTCAACGTATCCCGAGCGTATTTCTGCACTTCCTTTTGCTTTGATGACAATCTCTGAGAGCCAAAGTTGGCCTTTATCTGTTGAGCGCCCAAAGTCTCGTTAGGGTTAGATTGGCCCCGTAGAATGTCTGAAATGCCGGTAATCTCGTAAATTTGCTGAATTAACTGCTGGCGCGATTGCCAAAGTTGTTGAAGCACGTTCACCAAGTCGTTATTGGGGAACATCCATATCGATTTCTCTAAACCGCCGTTATCAATCAGTCTTGAGAGGTTTTCAGCAGGTATCATCTGATTATCACCACCATCAAAGAGCTTTCCTAGCTCAGACATAGTGGAGTCGTAAATACCTCGCACCCGTATAGCCCTGATAATACGGCCCATACGAACAGTAATATCCTCTAGTTGATCGGCAAGAACGTCATATTGAAGAAACTCTGCCACCGGCACCATTGAGGTTGTCGAAGCAAACGCATAAAGCGGCTTTGGTAGCGGCCAAAAGTCTTTAAATCCCCAAGGATCGTCAACGACCTTAACTAATGAGTCTCTATAATCTTCCGCGTACCAGAGAACTTGACGAGTATCTTTGTCCAGAATCTCCCAAAATACCGCTTCAGGCTCAACACGTGCATTCTCATCATCGTCCTGATTCTCGCCCTTTTGAGTCTCTGAGTAGTTTACCTTGTCAGCAAAGTCTGGAAATTGCTTCTTAACCGCCTCTTTGTCGAATTTGTGCTTAATAGCCAGCCAAGGTAGGTCTTCCCATCGTTCGGCAGGGCCAAGCAACAGGCAATCCCAATCAATACTAGAGTAATAGACTTCTTCGGAAGTTACCTCCCCATCAACCATTTCACCTTCTTCGTCTTCTACTTGCTCAAACTTGGCCTCATAGTGAAGCCTTAAAGAACCTCGACCTGGCAACTGCATATCCTTAACAGATGACAGCATATAGTTGTCAAAATCGGCCATTTCAAAGGTATAAGTGGACGCTCGTTCTAAAATCTCTGCGGCCGTGAGTGATGCAGCTTCTTGACTGCCATTCCTGCGACGAATATCGGGTCTAGGGCTTTGTGCGTATAGAGCAGGGCAGATGGTTTCAGTATTAGCCCATAGGATATTGAACTGTTGAGAAGCCCCACCTTGAGAATTACTGCCTCTATCGGCAGCTTTCGCCTCATTTCTATACCGCTTATTGATCGTTTTACCTTCTTTCAGGTAGTCCTCATCGCGTTTTTTCGATAAGTCGATCTCTTTGGCCCATTTCTTCGCCTGTTGCGGCCCGTCTAGGGGCTTGTCTTCATTCTCATCCATTTGCAGTTTCTACCCACTCTTGTTCGACGTATTCTTCAAGAACTTCGTCAATAATAATAGATTCTACCTTAAACCACCCATGAAGCTCGTTCATAGGGTTGCCCATCGAGTCATTCTCAAAATTCAGACGGATATAATCGCCTGTTGGAGAGTAAAACTGTGGGTCAGAAGGCAACACTACCTGAAATAAAGGCAATCTAGTCAATGTCGCAACCGCTCGATCCTCATCTTCTTTAAGGTGAACAATTGCTCTAATCGGATGCGTGATAGTCTCAATAATGTCCATAATTCTCCTGGGTATCGCCTGAAGTAATACTCATATCTGTTCCATCTGATCAAACATAATCAGCAGTTCACCAGTGGCAGAGTCGTCAGGGTCGACCACAAGGCTAGTTTCAAACCTCAGTTGGTCAAAATCACTGGCAGCAGCAGCAGCAGTAGACGCAGGGATTCTAATAACGGGCGTTGTATCATCTTTAATCAGGCATTCATGGGCAGACATAGTGGTATTCACGTAGAACCCTTTAACTATGCAAGGCACATCACTCACCGTTGTTGAGTTGGTCGATAAATCTACAACCGCGTACTTCCACTCCCTACTCATTGCCTAGCCTCCGCTTCTTGTTTGACTCGACCAAGTTGTTAAATGATCGGTCTAAGTTGGTCTTCATGGGTGCTTTTTCAGCAGGAAGACGATCCTGACTCCAAACTACCCCCAAATATCGCCAAGCATCAGCACCGTGGCTAGACCAATCATGCTCTGCTGTCTGCTTAAATATCTTCTTTGAATCATCCCACTCACGATGATAAGACCTAAGAGCTTCTAAGCCATCGTGCGTCTTGTCTTCATCAAACTGAGCGTAGTTTAGTGCCATACGCCCCGCATTAATACCGTCCTGAATTGAGATATTCGAGACAATATGGACTTTACCCCATCCAAAGCCCGCCGCAAACTGTTCTTCACCCGTCTTTAGAGTATCAAACTTCTTCGCCCTGGCATCATGTGGCATCCAGATAGAAGCTATGTCCCAAAGCGAGTGTTCAGCAAAATCGTTCGTATCACCCCATGAAACCTTACAGTGACCGTCGATAATGTCTACGTTACACCCACGGCCAGCCACGACCCCCATATAAAAAGAAGGGTCGCGACCAGAAGCAGCGAAATACTCCAAAATATATAGTTGTCCCCCATATGCTTGGAAGAACCACATCGCAGTATCGTCACGACGACCAATATCCATGACAACATGAACAGGGTAATCGGGATTCCATTTTGTATCACGGACACGCTCCTGTTTATCAATCTTGTTGAATTCTAAGGCGTAGAAAGCACCTAAAATAGCCGAATCGAATGAACATTCATACTCCTGCTCATAAAGGGCTAGTCCGTAGTCCTCACCATAGGTCGAGATGTATTCTTCAAGTTCTTCAATAAGCTGTGACGGGCTGAGCACTCCGGTGTCGTGGATCGTGAGGATTTCCGAGTAGGCGGCTTTGCGCTTTTGTGATGCTTTGAAAGTTTGGTAGGCATGATTCTTACCCCGAGGTGTGCCAACAAAGATTTGCCAGCCATTGTTTTCAGCAATAATCGGTCGCAAATAACCGCGAGCAGCAGGGTTAGCCAATGCCCACTCAGAATAGACAATTCCCTTGGGTGTCGATCCTACAGCGCCTTCATAGTTATCAGAACCAAGACATTGCCATGTAGAAGAGTTCTTCTTACACGACACGACCATATCGGTTTCACGGTAGTTGAATAACTCAGGCGGGAAGGCTTCTTTAATCCGTCGAATACCCGTATGAGGATTAACCGCTTCCCAAATGGCTTTACGCACCTGGTTAGACTTAGGCAGCATATGCCAATAGTTAGCAGGGGTTGTGAGCATTTCACAGCCAGCATGACGAAGGGCTATATCATCCTTACCTGCACGACGATGCCAGATAAGTTCAGCATGACGACCACCATTGCCTAGATAGTCCCAAACACCTTGCTGATAATCACGCGGCTTCCAGTTGACAGGATAATCTAGTCTCAACAGCACACTCCAAAAGAGGAATGATCACGTTTATTTCACCCAAGATCAAGTAAGGCTTTGAATCCTTAAAAATCACTTCTGCTTTGTGTAATTTACCTGCATACATAACCTTCATATCATCCCCCGTGGTTAGTGGACACTTACATCATATCTATAACCAAAAGTTATGCAAAGTATTCTTGTAACGAATTGTTGATCAGGAAGGTCATTAGGTAGAATAACCTTGCTGACTCGCTCAAGGCTGTGAATAAACTAAACACAGAGACGAAGTTGACCCTACTTGACAGAGCGGATATGACTGAGGAAACAGGGCATATCAGAGACTAGCTATTCGGATAAGTCAGCAACCTATCCAGGTAACCGCCATAGAAACCTAATTTTACTGTTCGAAGTAAAAGGGTTACTACGGCCACAAGAAATGTATTCAAACGAAGTGATCTCAGGATCTGTTTTTTTGGTTTGAGAATGGGTTACGGTGAATTGGTTTCAAAAACGATTTACGAGGAATTGCTTCCCTACCCCACAACACCACCCCCCCTTCCTCCTTCACCCACCCCCCTAGCCCTTACTAACCTACTGTTTAGATCATAACGGTATAGCTTATTCCACCTGGTTATGAAGAAGCTCATTCATATTCCATCGAGTTATACAAGGTTATCCACTGAGATATACATGGTGATATATTCCAAATCGTCGAGTAATAGAGGCAAATTCAGCAGTTATTACACCCATATAACCTAAACCACTGATAACAGGACTTTAACATAATCACACGGTCTAAGGAGAGCGCCATATATGGGCTTCTTAGCTTGCCTTATGGGATAAGGGTGCTAATATAGATACACATTCACTGTTTAAAGGAATATAAAATGAAAGTATCAAAATCAGACCTAGAAAACCGCGTTACTTTGCTCAACCAAATCACTGGGATGCCGGTAGTCCCCTATTCAATGGTAGACGGCCGTTATCAACCGAATGCAGGATGCTACCTACTCGACTGGGCCTATGGAGGCGTGAAGTTGTCTAGAATGTCGCGGGATGTTGGCTGTACTGCACAAGGTGATCCAATATCTATGGAATATGGCACAAAAAAAGAGTGCTACCACGCTGTAAAACACTTTATTTCAGGCATTGAAACAGGAAAGGAGTTGAACAAATGACCTACCTATATCACGGCAAACGATACACGCGAGACCAACTAATTAACTGTTTAAGGGGTAATAAATGATTATTTTAAATGGCAATAAGTTTGCAGAATCTGATAGCGAGTTCGTCGATAGTCTCTTTGAGAGTGGAGGTACGTGCTCAGGGTATGCCAAGCGTAATAAAAAATCAGTAACCATAATGAATATGAGAAAAGAGAAAGTAGGGTTGATTAATGCTCATGGTGTCCTGGGCAGTGCCACGAAACAGCCGGACGGTAAATGGTGGTACTCATACGCGGATATTCCTGAAGTCGGGAAGTATGCCTCTTACATGCAGCAAGTCGAAGAATGTAAAGCGGCATTATCTCAAACGAATATAGGTGCCGCGTAATGTATAAATCTAGCGCGACAATCAACAAGCAAGAAACAGAAAAAAGTATTCTTCGACTAAAACAAAGCCTTGAATTGTTAGAAGATCCTAATTCTTGGTTTGGCTTGCAGCACCAAGCTTTGTTGGAGGGGTATGATGCTGTTTTGTTAATTTGGGCAAAAATACTCAATGATATAGAAAAGGGTGAATGAATGAAAAAGGAAACGAGGGCAGAACAAAACGCGAGGCATCAACGCGAGTTTAGGGTTAGGCAACGCGAGAAAAACGGGATCGTGCGGATCAGGGTTACCGTTCCAACATGGGCAATCGAGCAAGTGAACGAATTTTGCAAGCATCTACGGGAATCAAGCGGTAGCGTTAGATAGGGGCTTTAAGCCCCTTTTTTATCTAGGTATTGCATAATAAAATGAGTACCAGGTTTAGCCTTTCTTTTCTCGATTGGATGATCTGGACACCTATACCCGCTCGATATGGGTAACGCAAACCCGACTTTATCCCTAACCTCTTGCGCCATATCAATCGTTATGTCTTGAATTTCATTAGCGCCGCAGTGTTTACAGGCAAATTCTTCACGGGTAAAGTTTTTCCACATCATTCATAATCCTTTAACTGCTCTTTATAGTACGCTATTTGATCTTTTAGCCAACTTCTATCCCATTTCCACGATTGGGTAGCCAGTGTTTTTAATTCGCCTACCCTTTCATCCCCAATCTCTAATCTTAACCTGCGCTCAAATTCTACCGGCCTACCATGCCAGAATTCATTGCATTGGCTACATTGGGGCCTAAGATTATCTTCTTCATACTTTACAGGGCTATAGGTTCTAGGTATCCAGTGTCCCGCTTGGCAGTCGCGATCCCCAATCTTTAGAGCCTTGTCGCAGGTGAAGCATTTACAATGAACACCATCAACCGAATGGTTCTTTTTGATGTATAGCGCGAATATCGGCCATAAAGTATTTTGTAATTGCGGGATAGTTTTAGAGTTTATATCCCTCGGGCCTTTTCTGCCTCTCATCTAGTCCCCACAAAAACATGGGATAGATTCATCGTCAAACTCGAACAAGTTACCCTGATCTATCGCTATTAATTTCATCTGTTCGTAACTTGGCTCGTCGGGGCGGAATCTCTGGCCTTTAAATCCCTCGGCTTGTATCCACCAGTCTGCAAGGTCTGGTCTTTCTCGAATTATTGAGAGCCTTTTCGACCTAGATTTAAGATGGCATAAATCACAGTTGCCCCAATCCGTAGTTCCATTGTTGTTTGGAAGTTTCAAATCGAAATTTTGCTTCCGCCAGAAATCACCAACATCTTCCTTTGTGATCCCATCGACCCATAGCGGGCAAACCGCCTCGTGTCCTTCGCTAATCTTGCCGTGGAGTTTTCTGGCCCTGCGTTCCTCATCAGCACGAATGCCAATAAACTGAACCCACGGCGACTCATACCCGATGGACTCCAGATACCATTTCATCGCTCTGATCTTTAGATTTACAGTACAAGTTCTCTGTACAGCATTAGGAATTTGAGGCAGGCCCATGAGTAATCTGGTGAAAGGCAGTCCATCACGGCTTGCTGTGTTGTAATCAACCAACTTGTATTTTCTTTCGTACTCGTCAGCCCTGATCGCCATATCATTATTAACCTTGCCGCCCGTCAATCGCCGGATGCTTTCCAATTCAAGCCAAACAATTTCAACACCCCAATTGTCAGAACACGCCTGCACGAAATCCAAGGTTTCTGGAAGCTCCTTACCAGTGTTACTGAACAAACATTTGATGTGGTCAGGCAGCTTTCCGCCATGCGCTTCGAGTATTTTGTAAAGCATATAAGCCGATGTCCTACCGCCGGAGAAACTGATTGCTGCTGGCTCGTCTATAAAATATGGATTAGTCACTTCTTATTCCTTTCTGAATATTCGATTCTTCTAGTTATCTGCTCGTCAGTCAAAGCCCCACCATCTGATAGATTGACCCAATCTTTACACTTAGGGACATATCCATCGACTGTTTCAACCAGGTTATTAGGTGGTGGGCTATGAATAACGTCCACTTTTATTCCTCCCCGATGCTTTTGCGCCACGCTTACCATATGAAATGTACTGGCTTGTTACATGGTCTACAGTAGATGTTCCGCCTTGCTCGATTACTTCTATAGAGCCACCTTTTGCCAAAAATGCTTCTACATCACTGGCAATGCGGTTTCTATCCATTTCTGTTTTCTGAAATACACCGTCTTTGTTGATCCTTCGCATATCATCCATGACTATCTCCTATGTTAAAAAAACCTCAACCCCTTGGGGAAGGGGAGAGGTAATGCAGGGGACTAACCTGCTGGAGCATCCCGTTAGGGAATTCATAAGTATTCTCGATCATGTATCTTCATGCCGCTCGAAAATGGTCTATCAGCAGTCTCCCATATATATTGCCGTTGCAGTAGTCCCAATTTCTTAGCAATAATCCCCGCTCTAGCTGCGTCTTTAGCAATAATCAAAACTCTAGCTGGTAAGAATGAATAAGCCCTGGTGTCAGTATATCTGCCTCGACTCATCTTAATACCAACTCTAAATCAGTAGCGGCCCAAGCGGTTATTTCATCCATTAGATCAGTCATTTCCTTTGGTGTGTATTTACTTGAAGGCTTAACAACTTCTTCAGTTATTCCGCCCACCTCAATCGTGACATTCGGGCCAAAATGCTTTTTAACCAATGCCTTCACCATCAAGGCAGAGACTTTCGAGCCTTTAGCCTTCAAGTGAGTCGTTATATCACCGCACATAGCATGAAAACGCTGATTCTGTTCATTTGAGCGGTATTTCTTATCTACCACTGGAGGTAAAATCCTGTTTTGTGCTGCCCCTTTAACGCATTGGTCTTGATGGATTTGAGAGGCGGTTAGACTTCTACAGTTAGGGCATATCTCAACCTTAACCGCGTCCATCTTAGGTCTGAACCGCTCTATCTTCTCATATTCATCCATCCATCTACCCTGATTCAAGAATGTTACAGGTAGTGGTATGAAGCCATCTTTCCAGCCTTTATCTGCCTCTACTCGAATAGCCAGGTGATTCAGGATCTCTTTTTGAACCTCTGGCTTTAGAGCATTGAACTTCTTTTCTGCTGCCAAACGACCCGTTTTCTTTGGATATATAGTCCAGAATTGATCAAACATTAGAGGACTTAATCGTCAATAAGTAAAAATCTTTAGCGTCTGCTTCTAATTCTTTTGATGCCCTACTTCCGCTAATGCAAAAGCGAACGCCGCCAGTTTGCTTATAAACCCAAGTCTCAATCATTACTTCTTCGGGCTTCTTTAGCATTGTCCCTGTCCATTTGGAATTTTGATTTAATCTGACTTCTCGTAGCGCCAACTGCAAATTATTAACTTGTTGCTCCAGCGCCCAAAGCCTTTTGTCTGTGCCAATATTTACATGCTCAGCCTCTTCTGGCTTGATCCTGTAATCGTTCTTGCCCCAATTCCAACGAGGTGAACCACCAATAATATCCTGCCAAGGGCGATTCTTACCACGGGGCTTCCATTCGATCATGTCCCCATCTACATAAGCAGACATTACCTTTATCATAGTTTCTGTATCACTCATTTCTTACTCCTTTAAGTCACAGGAACTGTATCATTTTATGATGCTAGTCCATAAATACCGATAAGGAATAATAAAAAGACTGTTGATAACGTTAGGTCTATAAATTTCTGCTTCATTTGAACCTCTTGCTGCTGTTATTCAGACAATAGTTGTCATATAGACCTTATGTAAAAGCCCTAATATATTAACAGGTTGGTCTCTGCCTTCTTTCGCCTAACACACTACATTATTCGGAACCCTGTATTCGGTAGGTCGCACCGGCCCTCCCCACTCTTAGGGGAATAGTTTGCTTTCACGTAACCCGTTTTCTGTAATATCGGCATCGGTCTCAAATGCCTAGCGTGTTAATCCGTACTACAAATAAAATCACTTTTTGCATTGGACGCGCAATTATTCGCCACTTTGCAAGCTGAAAAAGGTTGAAGGTTAAACGGTTTAAGGTACAATCATGCTCAAAGGCAAGGTTGATCTGTTACCGGAACTAACTTTCAACTGGAACGACAAATTCCAGCCATGCAATAGATACTAGGCCTACTTAGATGCAATGTCTACAGTGGGCCTTTTATTGCCTGAAATTTGAGTGTGACTAACTGGGGTAAAACATAGAGTTAGTCACATTGCATTCGTTTAATAACGGGTTATTGATTATACGTTTTTCAATGACGAAAAGAGCTGCACAACTTATTCCGTTGCTAAATATGCTACTGCACAGCTTTTAGGTGTTTGATCTTAGTGACCCTGACTAATTCAACCTGGTCTAGCTCAGATCCTATATCAACAAAGATTTCTAGGTCATGGCGTTTCATCCACCTATCTATCGTCACTGGCTGAATGTCTAGAGATTTGGCAAGGTACGCCCTAGCCCCATATCCATAGGCTTGCATCCATTCTATTAAACTCATTTCTTATTCCTAATCGGTCTTTGCGACATTTAATGTTACAACATACTATCACCTAGCGTTAATTGAATCTTATAAAGGAACTGAAACGATGAACAAAAAATTAATTGAGCGTCTATTGTCGGCGTTACTCGACGATAGTAATTGCAGTGAAACCCAGGGCCAAACTTCAGGCGACAAGGAAATGATAGGCGATTACGTCATTGTTCGCTGTCGAGATGCTGGCGTACACGCCGGATATTTGAAGTCTTACGAGGGGCGCGAGGTTGTGTTAACTGAGTCACGGCGGCTCTGGTACTGGAAAGCGGCTAACAAATCACACTCGCTTTCTGGCGTTGCAGTGAACGGGCTTGAATCAACTTCAAAAATAACGGCAAGAGTCGAGAAGATCATTCTTCCAGAGGCTTGTGAAATAATCTTTTGCTCGATAGTTGCAATGAATTCAATAAAGGGGCAGGCGGTCCATGAAGTCAATTAAATTATCAGAGGATTCTGACCCCACGGATGGAGCTGGATATGGAGCTGGATATGGATCTGGGGACGGATATGGATCTGGATATGGATATGGATATGGATCTGGGGACGGATATGGATCTGGGGATGGATCTGGATATGGATATGGATCTGGATATGGATATGGATATGGATCTGGGGATGGATCTGGATATGGATATGGATATGGATCTGGATATGGATATAACGATGGATCTGACGATGGATCTGGCTATGGCGGTCAACTATGAGAAAACGACCTATCACCTAGTCTTAATTGAATCTTATAAAGGAACTGAATATGTCTTTAACAATATTTATACTCAACACCTACCAAATCGACCATGCACTTTTCGTGCTTCGCAATGAACTACGCGGGTCATTCCATCCTAGTGAAGAACAGCATCAGATCATTCAAGAAATGGCTGACCTAGCCTTGCGTCTTGAAAAAATGATGGAGGCTTAGGTGTATATATCTAAAACTGATATTGAGGATCGTGCAATTCTGAATGGTATGGATCAATACGGCCACGACCCACAAGAAGACAATACCCATATGTTTATGACGGATGCTGAAGACCAGCTTACTGAAGAACATATATGGGATGCCTATCAACTGCATGAAGAAACCGTTGTCGCCCTAAGTGATCAAGGCATATTGGGCGCGTCTGACCTAGCTTGGAAGCTTATAAGCGGTATGGGGCCAGATGATGAGTGCTGTCACGACGACAGCGAAGTAGCCTTCTACTACCGTGAATGGGAAATTAAGTTTTATGGCTTTCAGTGGCGGTTTGATCACCAGATTGATAACGAAACCTTTTGGGATACTGACCTTCTGCCAGGTATTGCGGAATGTGACCTGATTGACAACAAACCTCTCAACATAATCAACCGATACGGCCGTGAGGCTAATTTGAACGACCTACAGCGGGCAATGCTAGACATTACATTGCTTCGCTTCACAAGAATCATCATCAACAAAGCAAAGGGGCAGGAATGAGCGATCTAATGAACGATCTTGAGCGCCAGTTCATCACCGACCATAAGTTAGATGCCGTTTCATCTGAATGGTTCGAGCAGTTGATATTACGGGCTAGAACGCAGGGCAAGATTGAGGGCATGGCAGAAATGTCGCAAAAGGCACAAGAATTAATCACTAAACATGGAGCAATAAAATGAGTGTATGGAAAACGTTAAGTGCTATTGATGTTAGTAAGCACATAGAAAAGAAAGGTAAGTTTAGCTACCTATCATGGGCATGGGCATGGTCTACGCTCAAAGAGCATTACCCTGACGCTACCTTCAAAAAGGAAATATTTGACGACATTGCCACTGGTCAGGTCCCTTACATGAAGGATAACGATGGTTACGCTTATGTAGTGGTCACGGTAACGGTTGAAGGTGTTGCCGCTACTGAAATCATGCCAGTGCTAAACCACCAGAACAAATCTATCCAGAATCCCAATTCCTTTGATGTGAACACCGCATTACAGCGAACACTGGTCAAAGCTATAGCCTTTCATGGTCTCGGTCTTTACATCTACGCTGGTGAGGATCTGCCCAATTTAGAAACTACCGGCCCTTATGACCCTTTTAACGGCAAGAAAGGCCAGGTAGCCGACTTGTGCGAACGAACAGGCACCAGTTTTTCCGATGTTGAAAGCTACATCATGGCAGATGGTAGCGTTGAAGCGTCCATCATCCGACTAGAGAAGAAAGTTAAAGAAATGAAGGGAGAAGCGAAGTGAAGATTATTAAAAAAATAGTCGCATTCATCAGGAGTTTTTTTAAAACCAAGGCTCCTGAACAGCCAAAGAAAGCCAGAAAGAAAAGAGTTTACAGGGGCAAAACTATCAAGAAAACCCTTGATAACTTGGACGCTCATTTTGAGCGGTTGTATATCAAGAGGGAAGTTAAGGGATGGTCGGGAAGTGCAGATTGGAACAATTTAAGGGCGCTGAGAAAGATGGGGCCATTTGTTCCGCAGCCAGATTACCAAGTAGAAAGCGATAAGATTGAACACGGAAAAAGACCCACAATGATGTTTTTTGCCAACGATCCTTCTTTTCAGATGAGCGAGGACGACAATATTGCATTTGTGTATGCGATAAAGTTGCCAACAAGAAACCAGTGGTTCTTGGAAGCACACAATAAAGAGCATCCTGTTTATGAAATCGGCATCGGATTCCAGTGCGGGCATACCGAGGGGAAGTTGTATTGGGGGACTTACGATGTGCAAATTATCGACAATCAAGCTGTTCCACTTAAACGCCTATACGGTCATCAAGTTAGCCTTCCAAACGGAGGGGGTTACGTTTCAAGAAGTTGGAGGCTTAGTACATTTGGGTCAGACAACAATATTGAGGGTGTTAAATATTATGCCCACTCAGTATTTAATTTCTGGCAAGCAAAGAACGAGATGTGGCACGTTATCTGTAAAAAAGATGGTAAGCGCATGACCTTTTGTGTCCCTAAAAAAGACACTAAGCATTACTTTAAGGATAGGGAAAATGTTGTTGAGGATGGCGTGAGTAAGAAAATTATCCATCACGTTAGAGCGCACGACCGAAAAACCGGAGGCGGGTCAAGTCATGTACGGGAGCATATTAGAGGCTTGCGGCAATTCAAGTGGAATGGGTACGGCATTAATGTCAAAACCCCGATGATTGGTAATGAGTTGATATTTGATGAGTTCAATGTTGACCCAACATGGGAAGCGAATAAGACAATAACGACAGCAGAGGCGGTAACTAGGCTGGTCGGGCTTGACGATGCACCGCAAATCAATTTAACCGAACTTAAAAAGGAAACCGCATGAAATTTGTCGAATTGACTCAAGGCTCTAAAGAATGGTTAGCCCACCGTAGCCGCTACAGGAACGCTTCTGAGGCTGGTTCAATCATGGGGGTAGATCCATTCAGAACAAAGTACAAACTCTGGCTAGAGAAGCAGGGAGAGTCTACGTTCTTTGGTAACGTTGCTACAGAACATGGTCATAACATGGAGCCTATCGCTAGAGCAGCAGCAGAGAAGTATCTGAAAGCTACGCTAGAGCCAGTGGTTGCGAATCAAGGTGAGTATTCAGCTTCGCTAGATGCTTACGGCCGTGATGAAAATCGTCAGACTTATAACGTTGAGATTAAATGCCCGTACAAAGGTGTTGATTCAGCAACGTGGAAGTCAGTAATCAAAGGTGAGATTCCCGAACACTATATGTGGCAACTGGTTCATCAGCATTACGTTGTCCCGACTGATTACAGCTATTTGTTTGTGTTCATTGAACCTGGTGTTTTCAAATGCCTGAAGTTCAGCCCCAAACCGTCAGAGAAGAAGAAGTTAATCAAGGCATGGGATGATTTCTGTGCTAACCCACCTGAACCTGATTGGATTGAGATTGATGATGAAAAGATTGCCATGCAGTTAGGCGATCACAAGCTACTGGCTGAGCGGATTAAAACCCTTACAGAAGAAAAGAAAGCGATTGAAACGTTCTTAAAGACTCGAATTGAGAAGAATTCAACGTGTAATAACGCACAAATCACGTTTTTCGAGAAGAAAGGCAGCGTTGATTACTCGATAGTCCCTCAGTTAGAGGGTGTGAACCTAGAGAAATACCGCAAGAAAGCGGCACAGCAGATGAAAATCACACATAAGGAAGCAGAATGAACAAGGTGACTGTTATTAGATGGCCCTATTAGTTAAACTCTGTTCATGGATATAAAAAACATGTATTTGTCTGGAATGAGCATTTCTCAAGTCGCTAAAGAGACGGGCGTCTCTAAATCTACCGCTAGACGGAAGTTAAAGCCCTTGGGTATTTTAAGAACGTTCGCTGACGGGACAAGGCTGGCGGCATCACAAGGCCGATTGTCTGCAAACAAGGGCGTTAAGCGCGCACCGATGACGGATGAGCAAAAAAGGAAAATATCCGTAGCTAAGATGGGAGTCGGGAAGGGAACAAGTAAAAAACCTGGCGGATGGATTGAGTACACAATGGGGCCGAATAAAGGCAGGTCAGTCCACGTTATAGCAATGGAGGGGGTTATAGGTAGAAGGCTATACGCAAACGAGTCCGTCCATCATATAAATAAGATTAGGGATGACAATAGAATAGAAAATCTACAACTAATGACCAGATCGGCACATTCGAAACTTCATGCTTTAGAAAACTCACCTCGCCGCAAGCGGTGTAAAAAAGGAAGATATATATGAATAAAGTAAATTTATTGGGCAGATTGGGCAACGATCCTGAAGTTAGACAAATGCCAAACGGTAATTCGGTAGCTAATTTCTCAATGGCGACCACTAAACGCTGGACGGTTAAGGATACCAACGAGAAAAAGGAGAAGACTGAATGGCATACAGTCAAAGCCTTTGGAAAGATGGGTGAGATTATTGCTCAACACGTTAAAAAGGGCGATCAGTTGGTTATCGAAGGCTCATTAGAATACAAAGAATGGGAAAAAGACGGCGTTAAACGTTATACAACGGACATTGTGGCGAGTGAATTCCACTTTGTTGGGTCTAAACGTGAGCCAGGTAATCAAAAGCCTCAAGGTAAAGACGCGCCCCCTGAAGATTTTTCAGATGATATTCCATTTTAGGAGAAGGATATGGTTGATTACAGAGGTACTGTCGGGATTATGCACAAGTACGGCAAAGAACCGCACCGACTACACCGCAAAGATGCCCCTGATACGTCCATAGATGCGGCTCATACAGTCAATTCTAAGGGCGATGAGCATATCGTGTGCCAACACATCATAAAGTCCTCTAACGGCCTTACAATGAAGGATTTGGCACCTTTAATGGGCAAGGGCGTCAGTAGTTTCTCTAGCAGAATCTCTGGCTTGATCGAAAAGGGGTTATGTCAGGATTCAGGCAGAAGAAAAGATGGTTGCAGGGTCATTATAGGGGTTAGCAAATGAGCATCCTTGAGAAGTTAGAGGATAGGTTAATGGACGTTTCTGAGCAGTGCGATCGGTACAAGGAACGCATCACCGAACTAGAGAGCACGAACCGCCTTCTATGCCGCGACCTGGATGAAGCGCAGAGGGCTATTGAGTCTTTACGGGGAGAATCCATTGAGTAATTACTGCAAAGAACACGGCTCCAAGACTTCGAAGGCCTGGTCACAGAACTCGCTAAACACGAACGCACCGAAGGAGAGATACGATGAATAAATTGATATTAGCAGTCAAAGGGGAACCCGATCATTACGAAGTGTCAGTGGTGCGGGAGGTCTGTCACGCTGAAGGCTCATGGGGATGGTTCGGTCCAGATAAGATCCTGATAGCAGAGAGCCGGCACAACGGCGGAGGCCATATACACGGCACAATCAATCGCACTATTCTGGATCTGCACAAATTCCACGCAATCGCGTTAGCCGAAGTACTTAACGACCAAGCGTACATGCATCAGGAGCAAACATCATGAGCGACTATAGGATAGATATATACAACGAAGGGAATGATACCAGCTGGGTGTTCAGCATCTACGAGGGCACGCGGTTAGCCGCAGAAGGGTTCAAGTTTGCTAGTAGAGATTTGGCGAAATTCGAAGCTAATTCTTGGGTTCAAATGCAAGCTTATACCGTGGGTGCGCCATGAGTGAAGCAGTCCTAACCCCAGCAAGATGCAAAGAGCTACTGCCGCGTGTGCGGGCCGCGATAACCGCTGAACAGGTTTCAGTAGAAGCCCAGCGTGTTAAAAGCGTTGCGGCAGCTGCACTAGCGGAGCAAAAACTCAAGGTGAAGCAACTGGACTATGCGGAGAAGGAAATAAAGTTTCTGGAGTGCATGAACCGTAAAATGTATGGTCTGCTGCAACACTATCGTGATGTCCCTCGCAATTGGCGTGGCGCTACTAAAAAGGTGGCGCCGGCACATCACACGCTGAACCCCGATGAGGTGTATCATGAAAAATACTACCGCTATTACTCATTAGCTGTTCCTTACTTAGTGTCTTTCAGCCCAGGCGAAAAGCGAGTGCGAGCGTTAGAAGACCTGGCGGCTTTGCTGCTCGTCGGCGGCACAGTCACCCTATCCCTGGAGCACACAATCATATTAAAGGATATTCTATGAGTGATATGCCAAAGGTGATACACGCGAACAGGTACTGCGAGTGGTTGCTCTCAGAACATAAATCAAAGGCAGCAGGCGGCACAAGCTACACGCGCACCGATCTGGTGGATGAGTTGATAACTCTAACTAATCGGGTGGTGAATGATCACGGCTCTTACCTCAACATGAACTCTGGCGATGATGACCTAGCCGATATGTTGACGGAAGCCATAGCAGCCATTACAGGGAGAGGGTAAATGAGCTATAAACAAAACACGTTAGAAACCGAAGACGCGCACAACCAACTCGCAATAATAACGCACAGGGTTTATCTGAACGTAGAAAATCCCACGGCAGGGATTAAACGTCAGTATTTTAAGACGGTTCAGGCAATGCAAAAAGCGGAGCACGAGATTGATTTGCTGAACGATATGAAGGCGCGGGGAGAGGGGTAATGAGTAAGAAAAACCCCCCTATGCACTTTCACGAATTTGGTAGAATGCTTTTAGCTTGGCGGTTGTCTAGCGATGGTCAATGGGCGATTGATGGTGAGGTGATTAGGTTCAGACTGGGGATGATCAGTGACGGTAATCATCAGGCGCTACAGTTGATATTTTTCCCCATCATTATCTCGATAGGTTTTATAGCACCAGACACGAGAGAGGCACCATGAGCATAGGTGATGGAATAGCACTAAATGGCGGGCCGTTGACGGATCGGCTGAGAGGGATATACGCGGTGGCAGATAGCAAGAAGCGGACATTTTCTGAGTTCGTGCCCTTTATACAGCTTGAAGCAGCCGATCGCATCACCGCGCTAGAGGCTGAAGTCATGGAGCTGAAAGAACGGCTACAACAAACACTTGTCACCGCCGGTAATATCGAAGCGTTCCAATGCCGAAACAAGACGCACCACGACTTAATTGAAGCTAACACCGCCCTCAAGTCTGCGCTGCGGGAGGCTGAATGTCCTGATTGTGGGAGTCCTTCTATCGAGAACAGGAGCGATAATAACTGTATGTCTGGTTGGTGCGCTAACCGCACTGAGTTACTAGGAGGGGGTGTATGAGTATTCAAAGATACGAGTTCGGCAAAGATGGCATCGAATACTTCCACCCATTTGGCGATTGGGTTAAGAACAAAAACCACGAAGCAGAGGTCGCACGTTTAACCGATGAGAATGCTGAAATAAAGAAAGAATTGCACAGCACGAAATTATCTGCCGCTAACCAGATCGAGTCTTACGTGATAGTGACGGATGGCTTGAAGTACCAACGCCAAAAGTTGGAGGCTGAACGTGATGCAATGCGGAATGATTTAGAAGCCTCCATCTGGCCGATTAATGAATATGGCAGGCTAGAGTACACAACAATTCCACCATCTGCCCGCACACAGGAGCTTGATAATGAATAGATTTACTGCATACAGAACGCTGGACATCAGCAGCACCCACAACGAAAGCCAAGTCAACCCGCCGGACGAACCCCAGTACGAAGGCGTTGTGTTCGACAACGGGAAGTGCGTACTCAACTGGCTGACCGCAGTGTCATCCATATCAGTGTGGGACTCGTTTCATGCTGCGATGGAGATACATGGCCACCCAGAGTACGGCACCCGCATTGAGTTCCACGACGCAGTGCTGCCACTGCCTTGGGACAAGCCGCCGGAGCAAAGCAAGTGAGCGCGCTAGAAAAACAAGTAGGGGGCGACCGGGGCGGAAGATGCAGGCCATGTTGGGCAATCATCCAGAGATCCGCGTAACGACCG